GTGGCGAACAAGAGCGTGAACGGCCAGGTGCAGCTCACCGGGATCCCGATCGGCGGCGCCCTGGTGACCGGCCGGAAGCTGTACCGCACGACCGCGGGCGGCACGGTCTACATGCTGCTCGCGACGATCGCCGACAACACGACGACGGTCTACACCGACAACATCGCCGACGCGTCGCTCGGCGCCGGAGCTCCTTCGTCGAACACCGCGGGCGATCCGCTTCTCGGCATGCTGATCACGGCCGCGCGCCGGATCGCTGAGGCGAGGACCGGCCGCGCGCTGATCACGCAGACCTGGGAACTCGTGCTCGAGCGCTTCTCGAGCGAACTCGTGATCGACATGCTGCCGGTGCAGTCGATCAGCTCGGTGAAGTACTACGACGCCGACAACGCGCTGCAGACGGTCGACGCCGCTGACTATGTGCTCGACCCGGAGACGAACCTCGCGGCGAGGGTGCTCCTCGCCGACGGCAAGAGCTGGCCCTCGACGTTCCGCCGGCCCGACGCCGTCATCGTGCGGTTCGTGGCCGGCTACGGCGCCGGCGCCGCGGTGCCGGCTGAGATCAGGCTCTGGATCTGCGCCCAGGTGGCGGCCGCGTACCGCTCGCCGGAGGGCCTCCTGGCCGGCAATGCCGTGCCCTTGGCCTGGGTCGACGAGGCGCTCGATTCGCACCGGATCAGGCACTACGTATGATCCCGGCACGCGCTCTGCCGACGCACGAAACGCGCGACAAGCGGATCCGCATCGAGTCGCCTGGCACGACGCGCGACGCGCTCGGCGAGCTCGTGCCTGGCTGGACGCACTTCGCCACGGTCTGGGCCTGGATGGAAGATGCGAGCGGGCGCGAATACGTCGCCGCCGGCGCGACGCAGGCCTCGACGCTGACGCGGATCGTGATCGACTATCTGCCAGGAGTGGTCGCGAACATGCGCATCGTGCACGGCGCCGACACGTACAACATCGAGAACGTGCTCGGCCAGGACCGGCGCAAGCTCGAGCTGATGTGTAAGAGGCTCGCGTGATCGACATCGAGGCGAAGCTAACCTCGGATCTGTCCGACCTGGACAAGTACGAGGAGAAGATCAAGCAGCAGGTCCTGCGCGCCGGCGCCGCGGGCATGGCGCTCGTGATCCACGACGAGGCGCGGCTCCAGGCCGAGAAGCACAAGAAGAGCGGCCTGCTGCAGAGCGCGATCTATCGCGTCTATTCGCCGGAGCGGTCCGACGACTCGAGCCGCATGTACCGCGTGAGCTGGAACAGGAAGAAGGCGCCGCACGGCCACCTGATCGAGTTCGGCACCTCGAGCGCGCCGGCGTACCCGTTCATCCGTCCGGCGTTCGGCAAGATCCATGAGGCGATCGAGAAGGGCCGCGAGTGGATGCGGCAGAAGCTGGCCAGCCTGAAGTGACAATCGAGTCGACAATCTTCGACGCGCTGAAGGGCCTAGTCGGACCCGACGACCGCGTCTTCCCAGACAACGCACCAGCTGGGACGGCGACGCCGTACATCACCTTTCAGCAGGTCGGCGGGAACTCGATCAACTACCTCGACGGATCAGATCCTGGCAAGGGCATTCCGCGCTTCCAGGTGAACGTGTGGGCGAAGACGCGCGGCCAGGCGAAGTCGCTCATGAAGCAGGCGACGGCCGCATTGCGTGCAGTGGCCGTGCTGCAGACCACGGTCGAAGGCGAGCCGACGGCGGTGTACGAAGAAGATACGCAGCTGCGCGGCATGCACCAGGATTTTTCGTTCATCGAGTGAATTTGTAGTCGCCCTCGCGGGCAAACGTCCGGCCACCTCGCGGTGGCTTTTTTGTGTCCACCATCCGAAGGAGTACTGGCAATGAAATCGTCGTTCTATCTGCGCATCAAGCAATGGCTCCGCTTCGTTGCGGAGATGGTCCACGATCACCTCGTCGCGTACATGTCGAGCACCGGCATGATGCTGCACGCGGTCACTTTGCCGAACGGCTCGATCCTCGCGATCGCGTCCGGCTACGGAACCTCGAAGGACATGACCGCACTGACGAATGCAAATCCAGGCGAGGCGACTCTGGAAGGCGGGCACGGTGTCTCGACTGGCGACATCATGGAGATCACCTCCGGCTGGGCGCGACTGAACAGCCGCATCGTTCGCGCAGGAACGGTGGCGACGAACCAGGTCCCGCTCGAGGGCATCAATACCACCGACACGGTGCGCTATCCCACCGGCAGCGGCATCGGCTCGGTGCGCGAGATCTCGGGATGGACGCAGATCCAGCAGATCCTGAACTCGACCGGCCAGGGCGGCGATCAGAACTTCCTCGAGTACGGCTTCCTCGAAATGCAGGACGACGTGCGGATCCCGACGAACAGAAGCGCGGCCGGCGTCGAGCTCGACATCGCCGACGATCCGACGCTGGCAGGCTACATCCTGGCGCAAGCTGCGGACGATGACGGCGAGCCGCGTGCGTTCAGGCTGACGCTGCCGAACGGCTCGATCATCTTCTATAACGCGTACGTGACGGTCGGGCAAACGCCGATCCTGACGCGGAACCAGCTCATGGCGGTGAAGATGACGCTGTCCTTCCTCGCGCTGCCGACGCGCTACACGTCGTAATGGCGAAGCTCCAGCTCGTCGCGCAGCCGACCTTCAAGTGGCCGGTGCCGGTGCCTGTCGCCGGCGCTGAGCCGGTCCCGGTCGTGATGACCTTCAAGCACCGGACCAGGACGGAACTGTCGAAGTGGATCGAGACTCGTGCCGGCAAGGATGACGAGGACTCATTCATGGAAATGGTCGAGGGCTGGGAACTCGAGGATCCCTTCACGAAGGAATCTGTGAAGCTCTTCCTCGAGCTCTACGGCGGAGCGGCCCGCGCGACGTATCGCACGTACGTGGACGAGCTCCTCGGACAGCGCATAAAAAACTGAAAGCGGTAGGAGCGGCGCTCTACACGCCGCCTCCTACCGCCGAGGAAGCTGCGCAGTTCGCGCTCACCGTAGAAGAAGCGAGCGGCCCGCCGGTCGACGTGTGGCCGGACAACTGGCTGGCCGTGTGCGTGTTCGATGCAATGACCACGCAGTGGCGCACCTCGATGGTGGGCTGCACCGGGCTTGATTACACGCCGCTCAGAAGTGTGATGCGCATGATCGGCGTGCCGGCGTCCGAGCACGCTGACGTCTTTGACTCCATCCGAATTCTTGAAGGTGCTGCACTCGAAACCATGAGGGCCCAAAAATGAGCGACGTCGTCGGCCGCGGTGTAATCGAGCTCGTCACCGACGCTCGGAAACTACGCGCCGGCATCGACGAAGCGAAGAAGTCGATCCGCACGCTCGGCGAGGGCCAGCGGGACATCAGCCGCCAGGCGTCGCGCTCGATCGACGAGTACATCGGTCGCCTGCATGCGCATAACGCGACAATCGGAAAATCGTCCAGGGAGACTGAGCTCTATCGACTCGCCCTTCGTGGCGCCTCGAACGAGCAGCTGAAGAGCGCGGACACCGCTCTAAAGCTGACGGAACAGCATGAGCGAAGCGCGTCCGCTCTCGCTGCGGTCAGGTCCGGCTTCGCCGTCCTCGGGACCTTGGCGGCCGCCGGCGCGATCGCCGCCGCCGCCGCGTTCGACCAGCTGCTGAACAAGGCCGGCAACTTCCAGGACCTCGCCGAGAAGATCGGCGACACAGCCTCGAATGTCGCATCGCTATCGGTGGCCGCTTCCGTCGGCAATATCAGCATGGAAGCCGTCGCCCAGGCGGCGAACATCCTGACGAAGAACCTGGTCGGTGTCGACGACGAATCCTCCGCGGCCGGCGCCGCTGTCGCTGCGCTCGGCCTCAACCTCGAGGAGCTCCGGCGGCAAGCGCCGACTGAGCGCCTCTTCACCATTGCGAACGCGTTCGAGCGATTCTCGACCGAAGGCGATCGCGCCGCCGTGGCGATCGCGCTGCTCGGACGCTCGGGCGCCGATGCGCTTCCATTCCTGCGCGAGCTCTCGAGCGGTGTCGGCAAGCAGAGCATCCTGACCGACGACCAGATCCGGCTCGCTGACGAGTACTCCGACCGCCAGAAGAAACTCTCCGCCGAGATCAGCCTGCACGCGCAGGCGATCGCCATAGATCTGCTGCCTCAGCTGCTCGACTTGAAGCAGGGCATCGCCGACCTGGCGAAGGACCAGGAGCATGCAGCCACCGCGTCAGGCGTCCTGCAGGCCGCGATCGGCGGTGTCGTCGTCGTATTTCAAACCGTCGCGGTTCTCGCCTCCGACGTCGGCTTCGTGCTGCTCAGCATCGGCCGCGAGATCGGCGCGCTCGCTGCCCAGTTCAGCGCCCTTCAGAAGCTCGACTTTTCGACATTCAACGCGATCAGCAAGGCGGTCAAGGAGGACGGCGAGCGCGCGCGCGCCGAGCTCGACAAGTTCCAGGCCCGAGTAATGGCGATCGGCACCTCGAGCGCGAAGGCGGTCGTCGAGGGTGCGGCCGGTGAATCGGCGGCGAAGCCTGAAGCCGAGAAGCCGAAGCTCGAGTTCCTCGGCGCCCAGGCGGCGAACGATCAGATCAAGCTGATCGAGCAGGTCGCGAAGGCCTCGCAGAATGCGATCGAGAAGGAGGTCGCGCTCGAGCTCGCGGCCACTCAGGCGCGACTGGCCTCCAGGGCGAACCTTCTCACCGCACAGAAGGAGCTCGAGCACGCGGAGCTCGAGGCGATCGGCAAGCGCGTCGCAGCTGCGCAGGCTGCATTCGAGACCGAAAAGGCGATCTCGCGAGCCCGCGGCGACTCCGGCACGAAGGCGAACATCGAGCTGATCGCGTCCGGGACGAAGCTGTACGACAGCCTGACCACGCAGGCGAACAACTACCTGAACGTCTTCAAGCAGAACCAGGCCCAGATCCTGGCGCTCGACAAGCAGCTCGTCGATTCGAGGAAGTCAACTGCTGAGCTCATTCGCAGCATCAACGAGGAAGGGCTGACAGAAGACCAGAAGGCCGGCGCGCTGCGCATGCGACTCCTCGAGGGCGAGGACAAGCTGCGCCTCGCTATCGCGACCGGCAACGCCGAGAAGCAGAAGGAGATTTTCGCCGAGCAGCAGCGCAACGCGAAGGAGCTCGCGGATCTCGGGTTCACATCGCTGGGCAAGACGTTCCTCGAGGATAACCAGGCGCTATTCGAGCGCGGGCTCGCCGCGCAAACGCAGGCAGCGAAGTCGATCTCGGCGGAGGCGAAGCAGGGCGCCGAAGCTGTTGCCGAGCAGCTCGGAAACCTGAAGGGCGAGCTCGCCAACATCAGCGAGAACGCGCTCTCCGGCGTGAAGATCCGCGCGGACCAGGGTTCGCTAAGTGGACTCGTGAGCGACATCCGCAACGCGATCGAGCGGGAGACGTTCAAGGTGAACCTGCAGCCGCAGGGCGTCGGGATCCCGGCGTTCGCGGAAGGCGGCCGCGCAAGTGGCCTGGCGCTCGTCGGCGAGCGCGGCCCTGAACTCGTGCGGTTCACGTCTCCGGCCCAGGTCTACAGCGCGCCAGACACTCGCAAGATCTTCCGCGACATGGGCGGCAGCCTGGTGCGAGCTCTCGCCGACGGCGGGATCGTGAAGCCAGGCGAAGCTGTCCCAGGCGGCAGCAGCAGCCAGAGCGACGTCGTCGTGCACGACCTTCGCGTCAACGGCGTCCAGGTCGGGCGCGTGCAGGGCCCGCGAGACGTGATCAAGAACCTCATGAGCGCGCTGAACCAGGACGCCCAGGCGATCGCATGACGATCAAGCTCGACGGCATCACGCTGAATCCGGACCTGGTGTGGGAGGAGCAGTTCGCGACCCAGTCCATCGAGCAGACCGTGCGCCGCACGCTCGGAGGCGTGACGGTCGTCTCGAGCGCGCCGCTCTCGAAGGGCGAAGCGATCACGCTCTCCGCGCGCGAAGTGAACGGCCGCCTGATCGGCGTCATGAAGAAGTCGGTCTGGGACCTGGTGATGGTGCGCGCGGCCGTGGTCGGCGCGCAGTACGTCTTCGAATATAACGGCGCGCAGCAGGCCGTGATCTTCCGGCATGACGAGCCGCCTGCCGTGAGCTACACCCCGCTCGTGCCAAAAACCGTTTACCTGCCGAATCACCTGATGCGCGGCCAAATCAGGCTTCTTACCGTTTGAGGATCCTCGAATGCCGATAGCACCGGAAGACATCAAGTACTACCGCAGCGCCACGGTGTCGGACACCAGCTCGAACGGCGGGCGCATGTCGGCGAGCGAGATTATCTCGGGCGCGGCGAAGAACGTCTTCCCGGCGATCGGCGAATCCGAGCGCACCGCGGGCAGTCTCAAATACCGCAAGGTGTTCTGCAAGAACGCGAACGCCGACGGCCTGACGCTCCAGGAGTCGAAGGTGTACCTCGATCAGTACACCCTGGGCGACGACATCGTCACGTTCTTCGCGGCATCGCAGATCGACACCCAGGCCGACATCACCGGGACAGAGAAGAAGTACGGCTGCGGCAAGCTCGACGCGAACGCATCGGCGAGCGACACCGTGATCGACGTGCTCGTCGAGGACGGCGCCTCGAATCCGTTCGAGGACGGCGACGAGTTCCGCATCACGAACATGGCGAACGTCGAGGCGGCCGGCCAGGAGGAGATCTGCACCATCGTCGGCGCTCCGGTCGTCGTGGGCGACGTGGTCACGATCACCTTCACGCCGGCGCTCGTGAATAGCTACTCAGCCTCGGCCTCGAGGGTGATGATGATCTTCAGGCCGACGCCGGCGGACACCGTGGCGATCGCCGGCGACCTGGTGGTCACGAGCGCCGCTGGCACCTTCGACGCGGACAACCTGCTCGCCGACAACGAAGGCACGATCGAGCAGGACTGGACGCTCACCTTCACGAGCGGCACGACGTTCAACATCGTGGGCGACACGGTGGGAGCTCAGGGCTCCGGCAGCATTGGCGCCGGCGCAGCTCCTGACAACGGTGGGGCGCCGTACTTCACGCTCCAGGCGGCCGGCTTCGGTGGCACATACCTCGCCGGCGACACGATCGAATTCACGACGCATCCGTCAGCGGTCCCGGTCTGGATCCGGCGCGAGGTCCCACCTGCTGCCGCGGCCTCGAGCACGAACAAGTTCGTGATAGTCCTGGACGGCGAGACGAGCGACGCATAGCAGCATGGGTGAGCTGCAGCGCCAGGTAGTCGTACCGTTCTCTCCTGGGAGCGATGCGCAGCAGCTCGCGATCGAGAACGATCCAGGCTTCTACGCCGACTCGCTTAGTCACCTGCTGCTGATCCCGGACGTCGGGGCCACTGTCAGGGCTGATCCAGGTGAAGTGCGGCTCGGGAACTCGAAGCTGATCGACGTGCCGGCCGGAGCGATGACCGCATCGGGGAGCTCGGCCACGCTGCCGCATCCGCCGGTCGGGACGGCGCCGGTCTTCAAGACGCTCTTCGCGGTCGACCCGAAGGGCAACTTCATCACCGACGTCGGAGCCTATTACGACTCGGCCTCCTTCCAGGTGAGGTTCGCGCGCGAAGTCGCGCAGGCCGCGATCACGTACAGCGCCTACAAAACCTCGGCGCGCATGATGACGTACACACCGAAGATCGAGGCCTCGCCCTCTGGCGGCTCGAAGGTGACGTACGGCGTCATCACGGCCTGGTACCAGGGCACGCTGGTCGTGTTCCAGGTCACGCCGCCGAGCGTCCAGCAGGGCCTCGCCCTGATCGAGCTCTATCGCCGCACCTCGCCGAAGATCATCAACGCGGACGGCCCATTCGAGAAGCCGCCAGGCTATCCGACCGTCGGCACCTATCCAGGAAAGTCGTACGTCCTCGACGTCGTCGGCAGCCGCGAGATCGATCGAGTGCACGAGATCGGCTTCATCGACACCGACGCGCACACGTTCGTCTATACGCCGAGCGTCGACATCCTCGAGCCGTACGTCGGCGACACGAACTACGCGCCGACGATCACGACGAAGATCGCGACCCTCGATCCGGAGAAGTACTCGAAGGAGATCATCGGGCGGGCGCGTGACTTCATCAAGTCGAAGGGCCTGGGCACCGGTCTGTAATAGATGCCGAGCTCGGAAACGCACGACTACCTCTGGGACAACCCGGTCCGGGAGATAGAGGGCAGGGAGATCCAGGGATTTTTGCTCGCGCGGCAGGCGAGCAACTTCTACGCGCACTACGTGGACGGCGTCATCGAGGCGATCAATCCGCCGGAAGGCTTCCCGCGTCCCGATCCTGATCCCGCCGATCGGACGAAGCGCGTCGTCGTCCCGGTAAGTTTTCGAGGCACGAATCCGCTGCTGCAGAAACACGGCAGCCGCTACACCGGGCAAATGCGCAGGGTAGTGCAGTGCCAGTACTCGCGCGGCATCGAGAGTCGCTTCAAGTACGGCTGGCCGACGACGCATGGGATTCTCGAGTACCCGTACCCGAGGCAGCTCGGATCGACGGCCGGCGAAGAGTCGGTCGAGTTCGCGAAGCGCAGGTTCTGGATCGTCGAGATCTCCTCGGCCGGCGTGTACGCGGCGCCTGTCACGTTCGGCCTGAAGTGCATGAGCTGCGCGGCGCATCTGTCGGACTACGCGCAGCCTGGCAGCGACGTCGACCTCGCATGGGCGTTCGTGAACAAGAACGAGAGCGGCAAGGTGCTGCGGCTCCTCGATGCGGCCGGGATCGCGCCGGCGTACGCGAACGGATCGCCCTGGTACACCGGCATGGGCTGGGCGTTCTCCTGGAGCGGGCGGGCGGCCTCGAACGTCGTGCAGCGCAAGCGCACCCTGCCGGATCATTACGAGACGCGGCTGATCGATCTCGACTTCACGGTCGTGCCGACGCCGACCTCGTGCTCGATCGAGCTGCTGCCGCTTGATCACAGCACGGCGCGCGTGACGCAGCCGGGGCACGGCATCGGCAATGGCCAGGCCTTCACGATCTCCGGTGCCGAGCAGGCCGCCTACAACGGCACGCACATCGCGAAGGACGTCACGGCCACGACGTTCGACTTCGCGATCGCGGGCGATCCGTTCACGCCGGCGACCGGTGACATCAAGGTGACGAGCAGCCTGGGCCCGGTGACGATCACGGCCGCGCTCACGATCGGCTCGCCTGGGCGCGTCACGTTTCGGCCGAACGACCTCGGCACGCTATGGGTGCCTGGTGTGGCGTTCTTCGGCGAGTGGGACGGCATTCGACCGTTCAGCAATATCGTCAATTCAAGCGGCCC